AACCCTCCGGCTTCTTCGCGCCGGCCGCCTCCCCGGCGCTCTGATCGCCCTTGGGTATCGCGATCAGCTCGTGTGGACAACGTCTAAGTCACTGATTTCGCAGTGGATTCTGGCGCATCGCCCGCGTCGCGACGCGAGCGCGGAGTGAGCACTCACACCTCGGGAGAGGGGCAGGAGGGGTGGGGTCAAGACGGGGTATGATGCTGAGGCGGTAGAACCCTCCCGCAATTTTTAGAAGAACGGCCGAGATCGCCTAAGTGCCTGATTCCACACGAATTCTTGCCCCGTCTGACACCCCGCCCGTGTCCGGCGAGGGGACACTATCCAGCACTGGAGATGTGCGAGCCCGCCGCCGAAAGTTCGTGCCGCCCTCCCCCGAAGAGATCCACGAGCGCCTGCTCGCCGGCTTCCAGAATGAGCCCTTCACCGAAGCTCTTGCCCGCTTCCTCGCGGCCGAACCCGCCGCTGAATACCTGCGGGCGTGGGCTCAAAAGAACCCAGATCGCTGGGCACAGGCTGTCGCTTCGCTCGCTCGTCTATCGGGGATGGAACACGCTCAGGATGCCGCGATCCGCATCGGCACCTTGAACGTGCTGGCGGTGTCCAAGATGTCGGACAGCGAGCTGATCGCGGGGCTACAACGGTTGATGGCTGAGGCCGGCCATGAAGTGGGTCTTCCTGGTACTGATCGCACTACCAATAGTGTTGGCAGTTCTGGCGGTGCTGGGACTCGCGATGGTGGCGCTCTGGGTATTGTGGGTGGTGAGGAGCGTGATCAGGAGCCTTCCGAAGGAGGCCAACGGCGATGACAGCGATGCCCCCGGGTTTTAAGGCCCTGACCGTCAAGGACTACTTCATGGGCCGGGATCGCGACGAGCGCTTCGCCGCCGAGGTCACGGAAGCCATCGTCTTGAATGCGCATACAACGATCGCGCGGGCGAACGAGTTGCTCTACCGCTTCTACACGGCGAGGCCGAAAGCCGAACCCCGCATCGTGACGAGCGGATGGCGCCCCGGCGCGTTGAACGCCGCGACGCCGGGTGCCTCGGCCACCTCGAAGCACGTGATCGGCGCCGCCATCGATTTGAGCGATCCGGACGGCGAACTCGACGACTGGATCATGGAGCACCCCGCCATCCTCCACGAGTGCAACCTGTACATGGAGCACCCAGCCGCAACGAAGGGCTGGTGCCACCTCCAGACGGCAGCGCCGAAATCGGGCCGCCGCGTCTTCTACCCGTAGGGTCGCGACCTCCCCGATCGTGAAAAAAGGCGGCGGAGACGACGATGACTGAAGATGACTTCAACGAAACTCTTGGCTGGGTCATCGTCGCGTTCGTCGCCTTGATCCTCTGGATGATCCTTCAGTGACCCGCCCCGCCCTCGAACAACTCTACCTGCTGAGCCGCGAGCTTGAGGATCGGCGCCGCGACGACCCATGGTGGCAGTGGAGACCGACGGCGGCGCAGGAGCCCTTCATCAGATCGGTCCTTGTCGAGCAACACGAGGAGTCGTGGATGCTCGCGGCGAACCGTTCCGGCAAGTCCGACGCGGCAGCGTGGATCGGCGCTTCGCTTGCGCGCTTCGGCCGCACCTGCCCCCGCTATCAGGCACCCGCGCAAGGCGTCGAAATCGTCGAGCGCCCCGGTCCCACTTCCGGCTGGGCGATCTCGCGCACTTACCCAAACTCGATCGAAGTAATCCAACCCAAATTCTTCGCGAATGGTTACGCCGTCGATCCCGGCCATGCGCCCTTCATCCCCGAGCGCGAGATCGATTCGTGGTCTGCCACCAACCAGTTGTTGAAGCTGAAGAACGGGAACATGGTCGGCTTCAAGAGCGCTGAGGGCGAGACCATGCGTCTTGCGGGTGCCGCGAAGGACTGGATCCTGTTCGACGAGGAGCCCCCCGAAGCCATCTACGAGGAGTGCGTCATTCGCGTCGGCGGTGGGCGCAAGCTGCTGGTGTTCGGTGCCGCCACCCTGCTCCCGCCCGAGGGAACGCTCGGCGGGGTCTCCTGGCTCTACGAGCGCAAGGTGAAACCATGGCAGGCCGGGCGCTCGGTCGGCCTGCACATCTTCGGCGCCTCAATCTACGATAACCCGTACATCAACGAGATTGAAGTCCGCCGCCTGGAATCGTTGTATCCTGAGGGGAGCGCGGCGCGCGCTATCCGTCTCGATGGCGAGTTCCGCCCGGGCATGCAGGGAACCCGGGCCTACAGCGCGTTCGACCGGCGCATCCACGTTCGCCCCCAGCCCGCGCTCTCGGCGCGCCGTCCGCTCGTCTGGGCGCTCGATTTCAACGTCGAGCCGATGATCACGATCATCGGCCAGATGGAAGGGCGCCTCTTCCGCGTTTACCGCGAACTGGTGCTCGATGATTCGGCTTCCGTCGAGGACATGGTCGAGCTGTTCAAGCGCATCGTCCCCGAACACTACGGTCCCATCTGGGTGTATGGCGATGCGACTGGCCGCAACCGCCACGCCTCGACCGGTCGCTCCGAGTACGCCCTCCTGATGAACTACATGGGTGGCTACGGCTCCCCGGTGACGGTGAAGGTGCCCGAGAAAAACCCCTTCGTCGCCGACCGCGTCAACGCGGTGAACTCGGCGCTGCGCGGACCGAACGGCGAGATCAGCGTCGAAATCGATCCTTCCTGCGAGGAATTGATCGACGACCTCGAACAAGTCCAGCGCGACTCCAAGGGCGGCGTGCGCAAGACCTCGGACAGGAAGGATCGATACTATCGCCGCACGCATGCCTCAGATGCTCTTGGCTACTGGATCTGCTACGAACGCCCGGTCCGTGTCGAATCCCGTGTACACTATGGGGTGCAGCCCTTGACACACGCCCGCGAGCCCTCATACAGTTTCCGTCGGCCAGCATGAATTTCCTCCGCCAATCCAACTGAACTCGCGTGGGCGAGAAGAGGACTCAAATGAGTTTGAAACAGAGAATCCAGAACCTCAGCCTGCACGCACTCAATCTTCAGGACGTGACAGAGGGGGACGAGCCTATCCCACAGCTGTGTGATGTGTGCCGCATCGAGCCCGCCTGCTACGGCCTCGACGGCCGATGGTATTGCGCGACTTGCTGGCTCACGCGCTTTGCGCCTTGGGCGCGGGACGACGAGTGACCTGGGACCCCGTCGCCGACGCCCCGCTCCGCGCCCCCGCGCCCGGCGATTATGGCTTTTGCCGCCTTTGCTATTCGCCCCTTCCACCCGGGGGAACGCGACGCATCGGCATCTGCACGGCCTGTGCCTTTGCGCCATCGCGTGCTGCCCCCATACCCGCGCCCGGCTACCGTTTTGGGCGAGGTGCCGAAAATGGCTGATGCCGCAAGGACACCCGAGGCTCGCGCTCGCGAGGACGCGCAGCTTCTCAAACTCTATCTGGAATATCGGACGGAAGCCGAGGAAGCCCGCAAGACGCGCATCCTTCGCAACCGCCTGAATTGGGAGGCGTACTACGGCCGACAGGACTGGACCCACAAGCAAGACGGCCAATCGCGTGAATTCCTCCCCAAGACGAGCGAGGCCGTCGAGCAATTGGCGGCATTCACAAAGCGCGCCCTCACCCAGTTCGGTGACTGGTTCGATGTGAAGGTTCCCGCGAACTCCCCTCTCAGCGCGACCGAAGTCCGCCGACTTCTTCGCATGTACCTGGAGCGGATGCTGGTGGGGCCCCGAAAGTACAGCGACTTCGCCACTATCATCTCCCAAGGTCTGAAGGCAGGCGCTCTCGAATCCCTCGTCGTCCTGAAGGTTCACGGCCACAAGGCTGCTGATCCCCTCTACGAGGGGGGTTCTCCGATCGCGCAAGCCTCCGGCGGCTACTGGAAACTGCGCATCGACCTCATCCCCACGAGCGACTACTACCCCGATCCGACCGGCCGGGGCCTCTACGAGATCCATATCGTCGAGCGCGACTGGTTCGATGTTCGGGCGATGGCCGAGCAAGGCATTTACGAGAAGGCAGCGATCGAGGCGATCACCGAGGATTATGCCCGCGAAGACGACGAGAAGATGCGCGAGCGCACCCGTAACCAGGACGAGACGACCGCACCCTCGATGCGTCGCCGCATCAAGATTTCGGAGGTCTGGGGAACCATCCTCGACGAAGACGGCAAGGTTGTCGAAACGAACGGCATCTTCGCTGTCGCAAACGACAAGTACGTCATCCGCAAGCTCCGCAAGAACCCCTTCTGGCACGGCGAATCGCCCTTCGTCGTCGCGCCCCTCTCCCAGACTCCTTTCACCGTCTGGGGCAAGGCTCTGTACGACGATGGCATCGACTTGAACTTCGCCCTCAATGAACTGTTCAATCTGATCCTCGATGGCGGCATCAGCGCTGTCTGGGGAGTGAAGCAGCTCCACAAGGACTGGCTCGAAGACCCCTCGCAGGTCTCGGGCGGCATCAAGCAGAACACCACGCTCGTCCTCAGTGCTTCCGCCCCGCCGCAGGGCAAGGCGGTCGAGGTCGTTGCGCAGGGCGATGTGCCGAACGATGCCCTCAACGTCTACAACCTCCTCGACCGCGAGGGCATGGCCGCCTTCCTAATGAACGACTTGCGGCTCGGCTTTTTGCCGCCGCGTGCCGTCAAGGCGACCGAAGTCCTGGAATCCTCGCAGAACAACGCGGTCATGGTCGATTCGCTCGCCGTTGATATCGAGCGCAACCTGATCGGCCCCGCGATCCGCAAGGCATGGCTCAACATCCTGCAACACACCGATGACTTGCTGACCGATGATGTGATCGACGCCATCGGCGAGAAGGCCGCCCGCCGCCTCGCCACAATGTCGCCCAAGGAGCGTTTCGCCACCTTCGCCACCGGTTGCCGCTTCAAGGTACTCGGCCTGAGCGCCACGCTCGCGAAGACGCGAGACTTCCAGCGCCTCGCCGCCTTCCTCCAAATCGTCGGCACGAACCCTCTCATCCTCCAGGCGTTCGTCCAGCGCTACAGTGCCAACAAGACGATCGACCTGATGATGAAGACGCTCAACATCAATCCCGAGGATGTCGAGAAGGGCGAGGGCGATCCACACCCGCTCGATGAGTTGCAAGCCGCAATCGCGCTCTCGCAGCAGATGACCGCGCAAGCTCCCACACCCGCCTCGCCGCCCGGGCAGGGCACGACGCAGAGCGAGATCGGCCAGAACGCCGCGCCCACCGGGATGCAGGGTCTCCAATGACCCCGGCTCATCCTTCATAAGGAATCACCAATATGGCCCGCCAAGGCAAGCACGTCAGCGAAAGGAAGCTCCGCGACATCTTCCATGAGCTGAAAGAGAACCCGCCTGCCATCCTCGCGAAGACACGCCGCAAGTCCGGCGCCAAGCGCGCGAACGAGCAGCGCATCGCGATTGCCTACTCGAAAGCACGCCGAGGAGGCTGACGTGGCCGCCTACAACAAGTACCAGGATTTCGTCGAGCAACTCTGCACCGCGAAGCACGATCTCACAGCGGCCGGGCATGTCATCAAATGCTACCTCAGCAACTCCGCGCCGACCGCGACCGACACATCGAAACCCGGCACCGCCACCGAGATCGCCGCCGGCAATGGCTACACAGCCGGCGGCGAGGATGCCCAGAACACTCTCGCCGAGACGGGCGGCGTCGCAACCGTTACTTGCACGAAAATCGTCTGGACTGCAGCCGGTGGTTCGATCGGCCCCTTTCGCTACGTCG